ACCGTCACGGTGACGAAGCTCGGCGCCGGCACCGTCCGCGTCACAGGCCCCGCGTACGTCAGCACCCACTCGCCGAAGTACTCGCCCGGCGTCGCGGTGTCGCCAGCTCCCCAGGAGTACTCGACGATGCCAGACGCAGGCGTGACGATGGCCGCCGAGCCAGCCAGCGTCACCAGCGCCCCGCCCCGCTGCGCCCGCATGCGAAAAGCCACCGACTGCGCCGAGGTGAGGTCGAGCGCGGTGCCGGAGCCGTCTGCCAGCGTCATGCGCAGCTTCGGGAGCCGGTCTCCCGCCTTGATGGTGAAGTCGCTCATGTCGTCGTCGCCGAGCTTCCGCCGGCGTCTCCTGTGGTGGCCGCCTGACTGCGCCCGTCGGCAGACGATGCCCCGCTCGATGCACTCGACGCTGACGCCCGGCTGAGGCCCGAGCTCGCCGCGGTGGCCGTCGTGCTCGAGGTGGCGGGGGTTGCCCAGACGTCAGGCAGGGGCGCCTCGATGCTGACGGCCTGCACGCCCGTCAGGATGCCAACGGGAGCGGGCAGCACGGTGGTGCTCGTCGTGACGGCATTCACCCCCGTCAGCACGCCTGCAGCGCCCACAGCCACAGAGGCAGCGAGCGAGGCCGTCTGCACTCCGGTGAGGACGCCGACCGCTCCTGGGGCCACTCCGGCCGCCAGGGAGGGCGTCTGCACCCCCGTCAGCACGCCGACCGGCGCGGGGCTGACGTCGCCAGAGGTGCTCACCGACGGGGCGTTGAGGCCCGTCAAGACGCCTACGGTGCCGACAGGCACGCCCGCGGCGGTCGACACGGCATTCACCCCGGTGAGGACCCCGGCCGTGCCGATGGTGATGCCCGCGGCGGTCGACGGCGTCTGCACGCCAGTCACCACCCCCGTGGTGCCGATCGCGAGGCCCGCGGCGGTCGAAACGGCATTCACCCCGGTGAGGACCCCGGCCGTGCCGATGGTGATGCCGGCCGCGGTCGAGGGCGTCTGCACCCCCGTTAGCACGCCAGCCGTGCCCACCGTCACCGTCGCAGCCAGGGCGGGCGCATTCACGCCCGTCAGGACGCCGACCGCTGCGGGCGAGACGTTGGTGCCGCTGCCCGCCGGGAGCGTCGGCCCGGCCTCGAGCGCCCAGGCCCCGCCGGCGTTGGTGAGGTGCCGCCCGTTGCCCGAGCTGTCGGTGCCCGGCGTCGTCGCGTTGTCGAGCAGCCACTGCGCTCGGTTGTTGCTGGTGCGCGCGGCCGAGCTCGCGGCGAACTCGGCGTCGACCTCGGCGTCTGAGAGGTCGGCATCCCAGATGCGCAGCCCCCACCCGCGCCCGTCGAACCAGTCGCCGTACGCGTTGCCGCCGACGTACCCGTCGCCCGAGTAGGTGGCGATGTTCGTCACCGTGCCCGTCACCGTCGAGAGCGCTCCGCCCGCCTCGGTGCCGACGTACGCCTTGACGTTGCCGCTCGCGTCCTTCCGCACCGCGAGGAAGTACCAGGTGCCGACGGTGAGGCTGGCGATGGTGAGGACGTCGGTGCCCGACTCGTTCAGCCGCAGCGAGGTGCCGTCAGCTGTCGTGCGGAGCGAGTGCCACGAACTCGAGAAGATGCCGTCGAGGCTCCACAGCGTTGAGACGGCGTTCCTGTCGTTGACGATGCGGAACCAGCCCGCGAGCGTCCACCCGCCCGAGCCCGAGGGCAGCGCGGCCGACGGCATCGTGAGCACGTCGGCGCCTGCGTCGAAGCGCACGGCCTGAAGCCCAGCGGCCGAGAGCTGCGACAGCAGCAGCGACATGCGTCACCTCACTTCGGAGCGGGACCGCTCCACACCTGGTAGGGCAGCGCGGCGTTCGGGTCTTCTCGGCACTCCGCCTTCGGGTGCGTGCCCTCGGCCAGCACGCGCGCGAGCTCCGCATGTGCGGCGTCGCGGCTGTCGAACTCGGCCAGCTTGGTGGGTTCCATCGGGCTCCTCAGTAGGCCAGGACTTCGGCCCAGCGCGCGTTGACGGTGACGATGCCCGTGCCGGCGGCCGGCCAGACGGTGCGGTTGCGGATGACGATGCCTTCGTTCTGCGCGAGCACGATGGGGTGCTCCCCGTTCCCGATGTTGGGGAACCAGACGAGCTCGGGCGACTGGCTGATCACTTCCTCGGTCGCGGCCGCAGGGTTGACGCGCTGAGGAATGCCGATGGATGCGGCGAAGGCGTTGGCGTCGAGCGTCTGCGTGCCCGCCGTGAGCGCCGCCGTCGACGAGATGCGGGCGTCGGTGAGGAGCGTCGTACCCTGCGCCGTGCGCGTCTTCATCGCGTTACCGGTGAGGGTCGCCGCCGTGCCGCCAGAGGCCGAGGCGCTGAAGCTGCGTGCGACGAAGGCATCGAAGCCGAAGTCGGTGAGCGTCGCGGCGGTGCGCGGCGTCAGCTGCTGGAACTTGAGCGAGAGGTAGAAGAGCACCATCAGCCGAGTGGCGTCGCCCCAGCGCATCGAGAAGACCTGCCCGCTGGCTGCGAGCGCCGCGGCCAGCGTGCCGCTCGTCATCGCGAGCTGGTACGCGCCCAAGGCCTCGTTCTCGACTGGGCGCGCCGACACACGCAGCGCGCGAAAGCCGCTCCCGTCCACCTCAGCGATTTGCCCACCGTTGCCCTGAATCTGCAGACCCATTTTGTTCTCCTCAGTTCCAGACCCACGCCACCGTCCACACGCCCCACAACCTCGGCCCCTTGCCGCCCTGCCTCGGCCGCTGGAAGCCCTGCGCCACCGTCAGCCCACCCAGCAGCGTCGCGTTCCGAGCTCCGCGTGTCGGCACCACGGGCTCAGGCTTCTCGTCTGTGCAGAACGCCTTGATGGTGAAGCCCACGCCGTCGACGATTTGCCCGGCCTGCACCCGCATCGCGACCGCGAGGTGCTCATCGGCGGTGTGAAAGGTGGCCGTCCCAGGAGTGCCCGTGTCCTGCGGAAACAGCCACGCCTCAACGAGAGAAGTCGCCGTGAGGATGCCCGTCTGCCCCGTGACGGCGACCGACGCGTCGGCCTTGCCCGGGAAGGCGCCGAAGTCGATGGTGGTTTTCCCCTGGGCGCCCACGGTGCTCTCTCAGTTGAGGAAGAGGATGCCGTCGGCGCTCCACAGAGCCGTGACGGTCTGCCCCGCGGTCCACGAGAAGCCGTCGAGGTAGGCGAGCAGCGTCGAGGTCGCTTCCACGCCCGTGTGCAGGTAGAGGACGAAGCCGTTCCCGGCGCTGGCGATGGTGCCCATGCTGGTGTCGGCCGCGTCGAGCGCGCGAGCGGAGGTGTTCGGGTTGGTGGGCGTGATGATGGCCTTCGACGCGAGCGCGACCGCTGAGCCCGCGCGGTTGCCGCCGATGATGTCAGACAGGTTCGCGTGGGCCGCGTTGAAGGAGTGCGACGCCGTCACCGGCAGCACGCGAATGTCGGAGGTGTCGAGGTCGATACCCCCGTTCATCACTGCGGCCTTGCCACTCGGGTACCAGGCAGTCATGGGTCAGCTCTCTTTCTCGGGTGAGGGTGGGCGCGGACGAAGCGCGAAGGACTCGGCGACGCGGCTGCCGCTGTATCCGGCGGTGATGGAGACGACCGCGACGCAGAGCTCGCCGAAGCCGACCGGCTCTCCGGTGCGCGCGACGACGAAGACGTAGACGGCCGTCAGCAGCGCGATGGCGATGAGCGCGAGGTGCAGCTTCGTGCTGTACCAGCCCGACCGGAACGCGCGCGAAGGCTTCGAGGTCTCCATCAGAACTCCACGCTCAGGGAGGCGCCTGCAGCGCCCACGGTGTTGAGCCAGGCACCGGCAGACAGCCCGCCGACGATGCGCCGCTCGAGGGAGGCGCCGAGCACGAGCGGCCCCGCGACGGGCAGCAGGGGCTCGCGCAGGGAGGCGCCGACCAGTACGCCCAGGCGCCAGTCAGGGCGCGACGTCGTGCTCGAGCTGCTCGTCTCGCTCTTTCCGGTCGACTCCGACGTCTTGCCGCTGTCGGTGAGCTCGCGCGCGTCGGTGAGGGTGCGCGTCGTGCGCTTCTCCCGCACCTCGCCCTCGGGCGTGACGACGCGGTCGACGTAGACGACGCGGTCGACGGCCTTCGCCTTGCGGGTGACGACCTTCTCGACGACCCTGTCTTTCCAGACGACCTTCTCGACCTCGCGCACGTCGGTCTTCACCGGCGCCGTGAAGCGGCCGGCGGAGAAGGCGAGCCCGATGATCACCACCAGCGCGGTGATTCCGGCAGCCCACTGGCGCGCGGTCGGCGTCACGCGTCCACCGTGTGGCCGTTCTGCACCCACCCATGCCAGTGGCATTCGACCGGGTTGTGCGGAGGGTCGTCGTTGAAGTTGACGTGCTTCGAGTCGATCGACGGCGTGAGCGTGATGTTCTCGACGGTGTCGCCGGTGCGCCGCCAGAGGACGCCACGATGGTTCAGCGACGGGTCAGTGGGGCCCGGCCCGATGGGCGGATCGATGGGCACCCCGATGCGCGTCACCCTGCACTTCGGGCAGAGGAAGTAGAGCCCGGTCGAGGTGCCGGGGGATGACGTCACGAAGCCAGCGTCGAGGTCGGAGAGCTTCACGGCACCTCAGGGCGTGACGGTGAGGAAGCCGCCGGTGGCAGGAGCCTGCCTTCGCGCTCTGGGGAGCGGAGGACGCCGGCGGCGCCCCAAGTAGATTCGAGGTCGGTGAGCTTCACGGCGACCTCTCAGGTGGTGACGGTGATGAAGATGGGACCGCGGGCGGCCGCGAGCTTCTCGAACAGCCTGTCGAAGGCGACGCGCGACTCGAAGACCTGGTCGACGCCCCGCCGGCAGCCGGGCAGCAGACACCCTTCGGTGTCGGCCGCGGTGTTGCCCGGATGAATGCGCACGCCCGAGTAGTTCGGCACGCCGACGAGCAGCGGGAGCAGCCGCTTGAACCTGGGGCTCTGCGTGATGACGACCTCGTAGCGGCCGTTCGGAATCGCGGTCGCGCCGAACACCTTCGGCTCGGGCGGCGGCCGGTACCGGTCCTCGAGCACGAGGCACTCGTGAACGCCGTCGACGAAGAGCTCGCTGATGGTGCTCGCCTCGGTCAACCAGGTGCGCTTGAGGAGCAGCTCCATCACGACACCAGCCAGGCCAGCGCCGCGACGAGCGCCATGACGAGGACCGAGACGGTCGCCTCGAACTGCAGCTCCCGGTCGAGCTCGCGCAGGTGCCTCTCGTAGGCGGTCTCGTGTCGGTCGCTCACGAGAAGCAGACTGCCCCCGCGGCTTCACACGATGCGGGCTACCGCCGAGGCTTCGTCACCATCTCCCGCCTGAGCCCCTCGATGGCTGCCAGGTGCGCCGCCGCCTGGGCGTCCTGCCTCTTCTCGATGGCGTCGAGCCGCTGCCCCTGCGCCGCCTGCGTCTGCTGCAGCAGGGCAACATGCGTCGTCGTCGCCTGCTGGCCGTCGAGGAGTCGCTTGAGGTCGCTGCGTACCTCGGCCTTGAACTCGGCGTCAGAGCGCACCGCGGCTGCCCGTTGCTCCTCGGCCGCCTTGTCGCCGCGCGACACGAAGCGCCTGACGACCTCAGGGATGAGGGCCGACAGGGCCATGCTGCCGACCCAGAGCGAGAGGTCGGAGGGCGCGTCCACTACCGGCCACCGTCGGTGATGACCGTCCGGGGCTCCAGAATCTCGACCAGCCGCACGACGTTGCGCTCGATGCGCTCGAGGCTCAGCCCTTGAGCGGTGGCGATGTCGCTCAGCCGGCCCACCTGCGTCGAGAGCGACCGGAGCTCGTTCCGTGTCTCGACGTGGGCTGTGCGGAGCTCGGCGAGCTGGCGCTCGAAGCGGTCGAGCCTGTCGCCGTGCTCGAGGATGGTGGGGCCGTGGTGCTTGATGCGCTCTTCGAGGGCCTCGATGCGCCTGACCAGGTCGTCACTCATGGGCGTCAGAGTGCGTCGAGGCCTTCACTCGACGCGCGACTACCGGGGGTCGAAGATGATGCCCGAGAGCGCGATGTAGTCGTTCGCCGCGCAGGCCGGGCCTGGGAACACCTGGCCTGCCGCGTTGACGTGAATCTGCGCGAAGCCGCCGCTGCGGTTGCCGGGGAAGAGTTCCTCGGCCGCCGGGCGGAACCCCTCGGGCAGCGTGAAGATGACGCTCGACGCGGCGCGCACCACCAGCGTCTTCGCCAGCCCGCGCACGTGAATGAGTCCGATGGAGTCGCGCCAGTACGCCACGCCCGTGAAGGCCCCGCCCCAGTCCACCCAGTTCGCGTCCGAGTAGGTGACGGGCACGAGCGCCTCGCCGAGGAGCCGCATCGAAACGGCGTCGACTCGGAACTGGTACGTGCCCGAGGTGTCGCGACCCACCTTCACCCGCGCGTACCTGGTGCCGCCCGGCGACTCGGCCACCAACTGCCGGCAGCGCTTGAAGTTCGTCATGCCCGTCGTGGGCGTGATGAGCGTGGCGGTGCCGAGGGAGGCCTTCGCGGAGTCGCCCCACTCGATGGTCAGCCTGACGTCACCGTCGCTCACCACGCGCTGCAGGAGCGCGTCGAGCACGTAGGCCTTCCCCGCCCCGCAGGGGAACCAGAGAGAGCGCAGCTCGGCACGCACCGCGCTGCCGGTGTTTCGGGCCTCGAGGCTGTAGGCGCCGTCACCCGCCGTCGTCGCGCGAGCCCAGTCGCCCCAGGTGCCGGTGTCAGGCTCCCAGTGGTCCGGCGGTACCGTGTCGCCCTCGAACCAGCCCTCGAAGCTGCCGTTCGGCGGCATCGGCCCGACGACCGTCTCGGGGTTGAGGTCGACCGGCTCGACGTAGCCCGCGACGAAGGAGGTCTCCTCGCTCGGCTCGCTCCGCACCGCGCGGCGGTCGTTGAACGACTGGATGACGCTCTTCGCGTAGTAGGTGCGCCCAGGCTTCAGGCCCTGCACGACGGCCTGCTGCTGCCGCCCGGCCGCCTTCAGCGTCGATGCGCTGGGCGTGAAGCTCGAGGTGGCCGAGATGTGCAGCTCCACCTCGTGCGGCAGCGCCATGATGATGGGCGACTCGGACACCTGAATCGTCTGGCCCCGCAGAGACGGGGTGGCGGTGACAAGGAAGCTGCCGGCGTTGCCGAGCTCGAGCAGCCGGTGCACGTCGTCAGGGTTCGCCGGCCCGGCGATGCGCGCCCAGCGGTACCAGCCCGTCGCCGGCTTCCCGCGCACCTGCACCGTCGTGCTGCAGCGGCCACCCTCGCCCCACTCGTGCGAGTACGACGTCACCGCGAGGTTCTGCTGGCTCGTGAAGCGGCGGCCGTCGGCGGGCAGCCCGAGCAGGTCGGTCAGTTCCACCCAGGGGAAGAAGCGCAGCTCGACGCCGACGTCGGCCACGGGTGACGCGAGGTCGCTGAGCATCGCGCTCGCCATCGCGGTCGCCTCTCCCGAAGAGTCGATGCTCGAGCTGCTCCCCTCGGCGACCTCCATGTACCGGCGGCCGAACCTCGTCGCGCTGGTGGTGTCGACCGCCGTCACCGACTTCCGCTTCGCCCGGTTCTGCGGGTCGAGGTCGGCCGAGTCCGAGTACACGACGCGCACGACGTTCCTGATGTTCGCGATGTCGAGCGCGACGTCGGAGTACCCGCGCACCTCGGCCAGCGTGAAGACGCGGTCGGGCGTCACCTTCGCGCGGTTCGGGTCGTAGAGCGTCGGGCGGAAGGCAGCGTCGGCGTTGCTCCACTTCCAGCGGAAGTCCCAGCCAATCTGCTGCGCGAGGGCGGTGAGCGCGTTCCAGACGTTCTCGCGCTTCACCTGAAAGACGTTGATGTTCCACCCAGGCGAGACGGGCGTGTACGTGGTGAAGGTGGTGCCGAGGTCTCCGAAGACGGCGGCGCCGGCGGGCACGATGGCCTGCGCCATCTGCGTCAGTACGCTCTGCACCGAGTACCCGGCGGTCGCCGACGTCGCGCCGATGTACGTGAAGACGGCCGTGCCGCTCGCCACGGTGCCGGCGCCGGGCCAGGTCGGCTCGGTGGCGCCCGCGGTGCCTGCCGTCGTCACCCGGTAGTGCTTCGAGTTCGCCTTCGTGTTGGTGGGCAGGATGCGGTCGTTGAGGGCGTAAACGGTGTTCGGCTGCCACACGCGGAACGGGCCCGCCTCGAGGCCCGCCGCGATGGCGAAGACGAACTCCTCCTCGAAGAGCCTGTCCTGCAGCTCGGCGTACTGGCTGCGCGCGCCGATGGCCATCGTCTCGCCGCTGCCCAGGCTGAAACTCTCGATGAGCCCGGCGAAGGCCAGGCTCCACGTCGGCGTGACGCGGTCGTCGAGCTCAAGCGCCCACTCGATGCGTAGCTCTCGGTTCAGGTCGATGAGCGCAGCGACCGCCGTCGACGCGTCGAAGGGCGTCTCGCGGTTCAGCGGGCTCGTGTCGTGGAGCGGGCTGAAGCTGATGGCGTCGTTGTTGCGGCGGAGCTCGACGTCAGCCGTGAGGCCTGGTGAGTCGACGTCTTCACCCCACCGCACGCTCTTCACCGCGTTGAAGCCGGCCACCGTGTTGAGGTCGCGGAAGGTGCCGGTCGAGTCCTTCACCCGCACCCGCACCGCGAAGTGCCCCGCGGCCAGGCGCGCGGCGTGGTCGGCCGAGATGGTCCGCACGTCACACCTCCATCAGGCTGAAGGCCACCGTGTGCAGGTTCGCCACGAAGGAGCCGATGACGCCCGGCAGCAGCGGCATCGACGACACCTCGCCGAAGAAGTCGAGGCCGGTCGCGAAGTTCTGCTCGATCAACAACCCGTCGGCCTTCACCCTCGGGCAGAGGCCGACCGGCAGGCCGAACGAGGTGACGAAGGCGGGCCATGTCGCGGGCCAGTCGTACGGACACACCCAGAGGTCGTCGACCCAGATGTTGCCGCCCGTCGCGTTGACAATCTGCCAGCCGAACGTGCCCGAGTAGGTGATGGAGACGCCGGTGGGTGCGACGCTGGCGGTGCCGTCGGTGTACCACTGAGACGCCGCCGCCCTGTATGCGCGATGCTTCCACGCGACGCCGTCGGTCGAGAGCCAGAACGAGAGGGTCGGCTCGGGCTGCCCCGTGCCCGTCGGGTACAGCAGGCCGGTGCGCAGCGTGACGCCGTTCGGCACCAGGGCCGAGTCGCTGCCGAACTTCCCGAAGGCCGCGGCGCGGGTGATGGCGGCTCCGCTCGAGGTGATGAGCGCCCCCCGCGACGAGTACAGGCCCAGCGCGGCCGTGAAGGGCCAGGTGTGGCCGGCGCCGTGCACCAGGCCCGCGAGCGCGAGCGCTTCCTGCGCAGTGAGCGGTGACGTCGCGAGCTCGAAGGTGCGCTTGATGGCGGTGCGCTGCACCCACATCGAGCCGTCGACGCCTCGGCCCGACTCGCCGACGAGCTCGGGGCGGTACTCCGCCTGGTCCGTGCGGACCGCGACAGATACCCCGTTGAGTCGGAGGAAGTCGGTCACCGGTTACCTCAGGGCGCCGATGCTGCTGCGCAGGGGGCTGCCGGTGGAGCGGAACACCCGACGCGTCATCATCTCCTCGAGCTGGTCGAGCGCGTCTTCGGAGTCGTTCGCGTAGATGACGATGCCGCCATTGATGGTGATGCCGTTCGACGGCATCGAGCTGGCGACGTAGCCGCTCGCGTCAGCGTTGAAGCGCGCGGCCGCCACCTTGAAGCCGCTCGGGATGTTCAGGAAGGCCTCGTTCACCGCAGTCACGGTGTCGCCGAGGCGGTCGCTCGCGCCAGCGGCCTTCATGTTCGCCGCCGCAGCCGCGGCCGCTGCAGAGGCGCCGTCGTAGGTGATGGTGGTGAGCTCGGCGAGCGAGGTGTCGAGGGCCGAGACCGAGCCCTTCCCCTTCCGCACGAAGTCGCCGCCGTTCGTCACCAGCCCCGCGGTGAAGAGGCCGACGACGACGTCAACGATGGTCGCGATGGCGTCGAGCAGCCCGTTCCAGATGCCAACGATGGCGCGCTGCACGGCGGTGACGACAATCATGATGCCCTGCACCACGAAGAAGATGACGCGGAACACCGGCTCGAGCGCGCTGAAGACCCCCTTCAGCACGTCGGCGACGAACTGCAGGAGCGGCTGCAGCGAGCTGATGATCGGCACCAGCAGCATGACGATGGGCGCCACCATCTCGAGCACCTGGGCCACCGTCGCGAGCACTGGGCTGATGGCCTCCACCGCGACCGCGACCACCTGGAACGCCGGGGCCAGCACCTTCCCGAGGGCGTTGAAGAGCGTGTTCGCCACGGGCTCGAGCGCGTCGGTGACGGTCTTCAGGCCGCCCGCAGCGATGTCCATCACGTCGACGAAGGCCTTCGTCTTCGAGAGCAGCTCGCCCAGGGCAGCCGCCACAGCCGCCCAGGGCCCGCCCTGCGAGGCGGCGCTGATGACGTTGTTGATGATGCCGCCGGCCTCGCCGAGCTTGCCCACGAAGGTGGTGGCCGTGTTCGCCAGGCTCGACTTCATCGCGTCGCTGGCCTCCTTCGCTGCGTCGGCTTGCTCCTGCTGGAACTTCTCGAAGTTCCGCCGAGCGTCTTCCCCCTTCACCGCCGTCGTCTGGTTGATGCGCCGAGGCCCCTTCAACTCCGGGTTGACCGCTCGGCGGGCCGCAGCCGAGCTGGCGTCGACCATGTTCCCGAGGCCCATCATGCGCCCCTCAGCGAGCGCCCCTGACACCTGCGGCCGCTTCGGCCCGACGGTGAGGGCTGCCCCTGCGCTGATGCCGCGAATCTTCGAGAGGATGCTGTCGAGCCCGAGCTCCTTCCCAATCTGCTTCCACTCGTCGAGGAGCGCGCCGCCGATCTCCGAGCCCACCGTCTTGCCGAACTTCACGGCCTCGCTCATGAAGGTGCCGCTCTTCAGGTCCTCGAAAAGCCCCTTGAACCCCGAGCGCAGGAACTCGACGTCGATGAACTTCTTGCCGAAGGCCTTCTGAATCGCGTCGATGCTCTTCAGGTTCATCTCGATGAAGCCCGCGACCGCGTCGACGAAGAAGTCGAACACCTTGCCGATGGTCGAGGCGAGCGAGCCGAAGACCTCCTTGAGCGTGTTCACCACGTCGACGGCCACTTCCTGAATGCCACCCCAGTTGAGGCGCCAGGCTCGATGCAGGAGCGTGATGGCGCCGATGGTGATGCCCACGCCGGCGATGATGCCAAGCAGCGGCCCCGTGCCCACCGCAGCGATGGCCGAGAACGTGCCCGAGAAGACGCCGGCGAGCAGATTCACCGTCGACGCCAGGCGCCCGACGACGAGGGAGGCCGCAGCGACTGCGGCTGACACCTTGAAGACCTCCCCCACCATCGCCTTCGTCTCAGGCGAGAGCTCGGCGAACGCCTTGCCCATGCCTCGAAGGACGGTCGACGCCTCGCGCACCGCCGGCAGGAGCGCCTCTGCGACGGGCTTCGCGGCCTGCTGCATCGAGAGCTTGAGCTCGTCGAGGGCTGCCTTCGTCGGCCCGCTCACGTCGGCAGCCAGCTTGAGCGCCGCTCCGCCCAGGGCGGTGATGCTGCCCGCCACCTGCGCCGCGTCGTTCGCCGCCCTCTTCACCTCGCGGGAGAACTTCTCGACGTCCTTCAACGCCTTGCCCATCGACTTCGCGAAGCCGTCGGTGTTCGCGGTGAGCGAAACGAAGAGCGATCCAATCTTCAAGGCCATCGCCTACCTCCGTCTCGAGCCCGTCTTCGACTTCCGCTCGGCGTCCTTCATCGCCTTCTCGTGCTCCTCGCGTTCCACCTCGAAGAGCGCTCCCCACTCAGCCAGCTCATCGACGGTCAGCCGCTCCTCGAGCTCGGCCACCGTCATGCCTCCCAGTTTCTGCGCGATGGCGAAGAGGAGGCGTCGCTCACCACCGCGCCTCAGTTTCCCTTTGTCTCCTCCACCCTCTTCGTGTCGGGCTGCAGGGCCTTCATTGCGGCCGGGCCCATCAGGACCCAGTACGGGTCGTCGACGCTGAGCTTCATCAGCTGGGGCGCGTCGCCGTCGGTCCACACGCGCTCGCCGCTGGCGTCGACGGCCAGCTTCGTGATGCAGAGCGCCGTGAAGCGGTCGGGCTCCTCGACCGTCACGTCGCCGGTCGCGTCGGGCTTCACGCCGCCGAGGCGGAGCAGCTCCTTTCGCTCGTCGACGGTGGCCACCTTCACGAAGACGTCGCCGATGCCCTCGAGCTCGCCCACCTTCCGAACCACCGGCTTGCTGCGCGTGAGGATGGCGTTCCGGAGCTCCGTTGCGTTCATGGTCAGATTCCCGTTCCTGCGACGGCCGCCCCAGCAGCAGGGCTCGACCCGGTGAAGGCGATGTCGACGGTGACGAGGCCGTCGAGCTCGCTCGTGATGTTGTGGCTCTCGAACAGCACCCAGGCGCGCAGCCGCTCACCCGTGGCGAAAAGCACGTCGATGACTCGGTGCGTGCCAGCCTTCAGCCAGCTGTCGATGCTCTGCGTGCCGCCCGTGACGGTGTCGATGTCGACGAGCTGAATCTGCAGCGACTTCAGCGTGCCCGCGAAGTCCATCAGCCCAGGCGTCTTCTTGCGCCACTGCGACTCGAAGACGCTGGAGTCGAGCATGTCGCGCGACATCTCGAAGCTGCCCGCGGTGCACTCGGCCACCTGGTACGTGGGCAGGTAGCTGTAGTCGAGGGTGACGGGCCCGGTGACGGAGTACGCGGCCTGGAACTCGACGATGCCGAAGAGGTGCTCGATGGCGAGGATGTTGGCCGCCGAGACGGTGACACCGTTGTCCTTCACGACGACGGCCGCCGCTGGGTCGATGATGCGCCGCGCGGCGTTCGTCACCTGGTACCGCTTGCCGGTGAGGAGCGCGGCCGCCTCAGCCGTCACGCCGACGGCAGCGCCAGTCACCTTCACTGCGGTGTTCCACGCGGCGCGAGCCATGGCGCCTTAGACGGCGACCGGCGCGCCGGTGAAGGAGAACGACGCGTCGAAGGCCACCTTGTCCTCGAGCTCGCTGGAGTGGTTGACGGAGCCCACCTTGCACTCGACCTGGAAGCCCTTGTTGCCAGCCGAGCCGCTCGGGTTGAAGTGAATCGTCACCCAGATGCTGACGCCCGAGAGGAAGCTGGAGCGAATGAGGCTCTGCGGCGCGTCGGCAAACTCGGCCATGCCGGACATCTCGACGGTACCGTCGAGCAGGCCGAGGATGCGCTGGCGCCAGCCCGACGTGTCCTTGAAGGAGGTGACGTCGAGCAGGTCGGCGCTCTGGCCGTTCGTGCACGAGGTGATGCCGGCAACCTCGTCGCCCGAGACAGCGGCGGCGTTGGTGGCCTTGACGTAGACGAGAGTCGGGTGGGCTGCGACGGTCATGGCTGGTGCCTCCGAGAGAGGCCCTCACCGTCGCCCGTCTCGTTCACACGATGCCGTCACCCGAGGGTGGCGAGATACTCGGCGTCGAAGTTGATGGCCCACACCAGGTGCTGGTCGGAGTCCGGGCCCAACAGCGCGGGCTGCGAGTCGCGCGAGTACCAGGACAGGTAGCCGGCGATGACTTGCTGGTGGCACCACTCGATGACGCCTCGAGCGAGCGCCTCGCCGGCCGCGAAGTCGTCGGCCGAGCTGCGCACCATCACCTGCACCGAGGCGCTGTAGACGGACTGCCGCTCGCCCGAGAGGAGCGACTGCGGCGAGGCCCCGCCCGTGTTCAACACCGCGACGCAGGGTGACGTCGTTTTGTCGGTGTCGGGCATGCGGCCGATGAAGAGGTTGGTGGCGAGCACGAGTGGCACGGCGCCGACCGTCTTCCCGTTGAGGAACTGGGCGACGTCGTAGGCCGCGTTGCGGATCGGCCCTGGCGAAGGCGCGGCCCACGGGTCGGACGCGACGGCGGGCTCGGAGCTGAACTCCCAGTAGAGCGGGAACGCGTTCGCTGGTGCGTCGAGTCGCCCCTCGATGCCTGCCGTCACGTCACCAGCGGTCGGCGTCAGGGCGTAGAGGTACGCGCCAGCGACCGCGACGAGAGCAGGGGGCGTGCGCGCGGCTCCGGCCGGGTCGACGTACTGCAGCGAAGACGGTGCGGCACCGGCCCAGAGCGCGCCGGCTGCGTCTTCGAAGTGGAAGCACCAGAACTGGTTCGAGTTGTCGGCTTCGTGCACGGCGAACGACGCTCGAGGTGGAAGGCTGCCGGCCCCGCAGTCGACAAGGGCCACCGTGCCGACCGTCTCGTCAGCGTCCGACGGCGTGAAGACCCACTTGCCTGAGCCGACGTGCGTGATGGCGGGAGGCGTGCGCGCGGCTCCCGTCGTGTCGACGTACACGGCCAGCGTCACGCCCGTGGTGACGGGCGCGCCGGCGGAGTCGCGGACGGTGAGGGAGCGCGCGTCGGCCATGGCTCAGGGCGTTGCGTTGGCTTCGACGGGCGGGAGGGCATCGACGAACGTCTTGAACTGCGCGGCTCGGTCGGCGGCGAAGGCGTCCTTCGCGCCGTTCTCCTGCGCGTCGGTGCGGGCGAGCCAGTCCTGCGCGGCCGTCACCAGCTCGGCGACGTCGGCGCGAATCTGCGCGCGGCGCTGGTTGCCCGTGCGGTTGTTGCGGAAGTCGGTGAGTGCGTCTCGGAACCACTGGCGAGGGGTTGGCATTGGATGATTCCTCTCAGGCGAGCAGGGCTCGCACTTCCCATGAGAACGGCAGGGCGGCAGTCGCGTTGGCTGAGCCGCTGACGGTGATGATGCCTGCGCCCGGCACGGCGATGAGTTCCTTGCAGGTCGCGTCGCGCGCGTGCGGCGTGAGCACAATGAACGACGCGGCCGTCACCAGAGAATTGGTAATAACAACGGAAGAGGCGCCCGCTGCGATGGCGCTTTTCCCGATGGGTCTGTTGATGGTGGCTGCGCCCGGCGTGCCTGTGCTGTCGGTGCCGCTCTGGTCGATGCGGCCGAAGTTGCCGCCGTCGGCATAGAAGCGAAACACGCCGCCCACCGAGCATCCGAGATACGCAGTGCTGTTGAGAGTCGCCGCTCGGATGTTCCCCGTGTCGAGGATGTAGGAACCCTCGACCGTCGAAAGAAAAATCGACGATGCGCCGTTCCCGATGACGATGCCGCGCTTGATGACTCGGAAGTTGTCGGCCTCGGTGCCTCCGATACCGGTTCTGACGGCGAACAGCGAGGCCGCCCCGTTCACCGACGCATCCGCCACCGTCGAGCCAGCGACAGAGCAGACGTCGGACGCTCCCGCCCCGAGGTCGCTCCGCAGGTCGAGCCGAGCCGCGCCCGACGTGATGCCGAGCTGAAACACCGCCCGAGCGAGGAACGTCTTCACACCCGCGAACGTCTGCGCGATGAGCGAGACGATGCCGGCAACGGTGCCGCTGGCAGGTGGCGGCGGTGATGGGTTGGACGCGGGCATCAGCCCCCCACCAGACGACGCAGACGCGCGACGATGCGCTCGATGAAGCCAGCCTGGAACCCCTGCAGCGCGCGCTCGAACCACTTGAAGCCGCGCGTGCCCTGAATCTTCTTCCCCCAGTGCACGCCCTCGTGCACCGCGGCCGCCTTCTCGTCGAGGTACGCCGCGGCGACGGCCACCTTTGCGCCCTTCCGGGTGACGGCCGAGGTGACGCTCGAGGAGCCGACGAGTTCGCCCGTCGCTCGAGGCGCCAGCGCGTTGCCCTGCGCCATCAGCGCCGCCCCCTCCTGTGGGAGCGCGAGCGCCATCTCGCGCGCCACCTCGGCCGACTTTTTCGTCAGCGCCTTGCGCAGCGCCTTGCCACCCTCCACCGACATGAGCACGTTCACTCGGCCAGGCATCAGAGTTCCACCTTCCACAACGTGACGCCGCTCGACGGGTGCGGCGAGCTGGTGATGGTGAGGGGCACGTTCGACGCCTCGGCGCTCGAGGTGGACTGCCCCGGCAACCAGATGCGGTCGGTCGGCTTCACCTCTTCGGCCACGTAGACGACGTGGCTCGAGACGAGCTCGTCGCCCGCCTGGCTGCGCACGTTCCGCTGCTGACCCTGCACGCGCGCCAGCAGCGCCCGCGGCGTGCCGTACGTGTTCTTCCCGTACGCGTCGACCGACGCGAACGAGGCCACGTGGACGGTCTGCGTCAGCATCGAGAGGAGGCTCACTGGAGCCTCCGGTACGTGTTGAGCAGCGCGAGCGCGGCATCAGGCAGCACGCCACCGCCGCTCGAACTCGGCCTGGCGAACGAGACGGAGTAGTCGCCGAGAGACTCGCTCGCGATGGACGCGTCGCGCGGCTCGGAGCGGTACGCCGACACCACCGCCAGAATGCACGCGTGCTCAAGGTCGTACGGCAGCGTGCGCGTGCCCGACTGCGCAGGCGTCACCCACCCGCCGGCGTAGGTGACGACGATGGCCTTCTCTTCGGCGTAGAGCACCCCGCCGTCATCGACGCCGGTGAAGGGCCAGCCCTCGCGCCGGTAGAGCGCCCCCGTGACGAGGTCCTCGACCGTGAAGTCGGCCGGAGCGAGCGCGGTGCCGTCGGGGAGAACGATGCTCGCGACGGAGATGAGCGGCACGGCACCAAGGTACAGCCGCGCCTGGCCGGCGTACCCCGCCAGCTTCTCGACGATGGTGGCGCTGTAGTGGAGCTGCGGCCGGCCGATGTAGCGGCGGATCGCCTCGGAGGCAGAGCCGATGAGGCGCGGCAGCTTCGGGTCAGCAGCGCTCACGCCGAGCGCGCCGGCCGCCGAGTCCAAGGTGGTGAGGTCGCTGTCCATTGTTGCGGAGGCCGGATTCGAACCAGCGTGGCCGGGTTATGAGCCCGGAGAGGGAGCCGCTCCTCAACCCCGCAAGAACTGCCCTCGCCGACGCTCTGGGGAACGCCGGCGAGGTCCTGCCCGAGGAATTTACGGAGCGGCGACGGGCGACGCGGCCGGCATGGTGAGAATCGCCTGGACGGCCACGAAGCCGCCGGTGGTGGCGCCGGCCTGCGTCAGCTTCAGGCGGTAGTAGCGCTTGCCCACCTTCTGCAGGTTCACGCCGACGCGCTCGCACACGCCGTCGTCGGTGGTGGCGATGGCGGGCGCCGAGCCGATGAGCTGGTCGGCGGTGAGCGCCACCTCATCGGACATGTTCGACGCATTGCCGCCGAAGACCTGCCCGGTGAAGGTGCCGTCGGTGACGACGCCCGTCTGCACGACGAAGGTGAGGCCGTTGAAGCCCTTCGCGTCGATGGTGGCGCCGGTGGTGACGGCGTTCCCCGTGATGCCGGCCGCCGGGTTCGTCGAGGGGACGGCCTTGAGAGTTTCGGAGTTGATGTCCATGGCTGGTTCCTTCTGAGTCGGGTTCGCTGCGGAAAGAGGTTGGGAGGCGAAACGAAGGAGCGCGCCTGACTGCGACGCGCTCCCTCAGGCGGGTTACGGGCGCGTGCTGTTCAGCGTGAGGATCGGGCTCTGGCTCGAGCTGCCGTTCTTGCGGGTGAACGCCTTCGTCCACCAGGGCTGGCCGCCGATGCGCTGGATGAAGCGCATGCCCGTCATGTCCTGCTCGAAGAAGACGTGCATCGAGACGTCGGCGCGCATGCCCGAGGGGCCGGTCTTCGTCGCGATGATGTACTCGAGCGGGTCCCAGAGGATGATGTCACCCTCGGTACCGAGCGCGTTGCAGTCCTCGCACACCATCACCGGGCGGCCCATCAGCGAGCCGTTCGGGCGCTCGAGCAACCCGCCAGGCGGCAGGTAGACGGGCTGGTTCGCAATGGTGATGAGCGGCAGCACCGCCTCGACGTCGGGGTGAATGAGCCACACCGCGCGCGTGCGCGACTTCACCGGCAGGCTCGACCACATCTTCGTGATGTTGTCGGCGACGACCGTGTTCGCGCCCTGGCCGGCCTTCGCGGCCACCGTCACCTTCGCCGCGGCGTTCAGGATGCCGAGCAGCGTGCCCGGCCCGCCGACGCCCTTGAGGATTTCCTGGTTGAGGAAGGCGACCGTCTTCTCGGGGACCTTCGTGTTGACGTACGACGTCATCGCGGCCGCGTCCTCGATGAGCTCGTCGGTGAGCGGAACGAGCGCGCCCAGCTTGACGAGCTTCGTCTCGAGGCTTCCGAGCTTCGGCTTCGTCTGGGTCAGCGTCGCGCCTTCCGCGATGTAGTCGACCTTGATGCCGCCCGAGGAGTCCCAGGGCGCGTTCTCATCGATGGGGAAAGCGAGCCGGTTGCTCGAGGTGCGCTGGTCGTCGCAGAGCGCCGCGAGCGAGCCTTCGCCCTCGATCGCCTTGCGGATGTTCTCCCGGTAGTCGGGAGGCACGAGGAAGCCGCCCTCTTCGTTGACGCTCTCCGAGCCGTACGTCGTCGCGGCGTTCATGATGCGCGCGTCCCTGCGGCCGGCCTTGTGGTTGCGCGCAGCGATGATGAACTCACCCGCGCTCTGGAAGCCGAAGGAACTCTTGCTGGCGCCCGGCTTGTCGCCGCCGGTGATGCGGCCGGGGGACGTCTGGCGAATCGGCTTCGAGAGCTCGCCGGCCGAAGCGACCGCGGCACGCGCCGAGGCGAGCAGCTCCTCCTGCGCCTTCGCCGCGAGCTCCTTCTCGGCGATGACGTCCTGTGCGTCCTTCAGCTGCGCCTGCGTGGCGCGGATGGCGGCGAGCTGCTCCGGCGTCGCGCCGTCTCCGGCGTTCTCGACCTCGGTCGCCTGCGTGTTGAGCTTCTCGGCGAGTCCTTCCGCGTGAGCGACGACGGCGGCGAGCGCCAACTTCATCAACTGATCCCGGTTCATGGTGTCTTCCTGGTTGGTGCTGCGTTGGTCTTCAGCGTGCGAAACGACTGCGTGGCTCTGAATGAGGCGACGCGGGCCCGTGCGGCCGTGGCTGCAGCCAGGCCAGCGCGGTTCGACTCGGCGGGCTCGGCCGGCGCGTTGTCCTCGTCGAAGGTGGCGACCGAGTCGGTGAGCCCGAAGTCGAGCGCCTCGGCCGCGGTCATCAGCGTGTCTTTGTCCATCTGCGCGAGAACGTCGGCGGCCTTCTTGCCGGTCTTCGCGACGTAGATTTCGGCGATGGCGGCGGAGTACTTGTCGAGCTCCGCGGCCGTGCGCTCAGCGAAGGTGCGAAGCGACGCTGCGGTGAACTGGTCGAGCACGAGCGTCGACGCGTTGTGGATGAGCCACTTCCCGTGCTTCGCAGTGACGACGCGATCGGCAGCGATGGCGATGTACGAGGCGGCCGATGCGGCGATGCCGTCGATGTACGCGACCTTCTCGCCCTTCCAGCGCTCGAGCTGGGCGTAGATGGCGTCAGCCTCGTAGATGCTCCCGCCAGGCGAGTTGATGAAGATGTTCAGCCGCGTCGCACCGGCGAAGCCCGCGAGCTTCTCCTTGATGGTGGCGGCGGTGATGCCTTCCTCCCACCACGAGGTGCCGATGACGCCGTAGATGTGCAGCTCGGCGACGCTTTCGTTGCGGACCTGCGCGAGCGCTGGCCGCTGGCGAGCGATGTTCGCGCGCCACTCCTGCAGCAGACGAGGACCGAGGTTGAGAGTCATGCTGCAGCTCCGAGACGGGGTGGGGTGGGCCTGCTGACGAACTCGATGGGCGACCCGCCCGCGTACGCGTCGAGGCACTTCTCGGCGATCTCTCGCGTGAAAGACGATCCGAGCACCGAGCGCGTGAGCTCGTCGAAGTCCGCCATCTCCTCGACCAGCACAGCGATGGCATCGGCGCGGGCCAGCGCGCGCTTCGTGCACCGCGCACAGCCAGCCAGCGCGGCGAGGGTCAGCGCTCGAGCTGCCACCTGCTGCGGCGCCGGCGCGGGCGCAGCTGCGTCGGCCATCAGGCGCGGCAGCGTCGTCATGTTGAGCTGCACCGTCAGCGTATCGCCGGCGTCACCGACGTCGTCGAGGCCCTCTTCGGCGCGCACCTCGTTGCGAGTCTTCACGCCGTTCTGCACCCAGGCGCTAGCCGCGTTGGCCCGAGTCAGCGCGTCACCGCGCACGAGGTGGGAGAGGTCGATTTCGGCGTACCACCAGGGGCCCTTCGCCCCGGTGTTGAACACCTTCGCGTTCAGCTCCTGGCAGTAGCGCACCGCCCAGGGGAACAGGCAGCCGTTCACGAAGTCGAGGCCCTGGTGCTCGATGTTCGAGAAGGTCGCGTGCTCGAGGTGCTGAATCTTGTGGAGCGGAACTCCGAACCAGCGGGCGATCTCCTCGACGCTGAACTTCTTGTCGTCGACGAGCGAGGCCTTCTGCGGGTCGACCGTCGTGGCCGTGAACTTCGCCCCACCCTCGAGCACGAGCAGCCGGTGCGCCTTGCCCAGGCCGGCGTGGTTGTTCTCCCAGGACTCGCGCAGCGCGGCCTTCTGGTCTTCGGCGAGCTTGCCCGGGAACTCCGCCACGCCGCCGAGCTGGGCACCGCGGCCATAAAAGGCGGCCGAGAAGCGCTCGTGCGCTGCAGCGACGGCCAGCGAGCGCGAAGCCCGGGCCACCACGTTGTCACCCATGAGTCCGGTGACGCTCGGGCCTCGCAGGTGGAAGACGTCGCGCGAAGCCAGGGTGCGCACGTCACCGAGCTCGTCGCGCACGTCGTAGACAAGCTCTTTGCTCTCGTTGCGCCGCGGCGTCACTCGGTCGCTGAGCAGCGGATACAGCGCGGCGACGCGGCCACCGCGGTCGCGGCCAATCTCAGCGTAGGAGTTGCCGTCGGCGAGCGCCTGCAGGAGGAGCGACTCGCGGAAGGCGATTGCCGTCATCTCCTCGTTCGGCCGCACGTTCAGCAGCCAGGCGCGGTTGTCCTTCTCGATTTTCCGCCGGCGCTTCGTGCCCTCGATGGGCTCGTAGATGTTGGTCGGAGCGGCCGCGAGGTTCTTCGCAATCTGCTCCATGCACGCCCAGACGGCGCTGAGCATGAGCGCGTCGGTGCGGGTCAGCTGCAGGCCGGCGAAGTGGACGGCCATCGGAGGCACGTTCAGCCGCGAGTCACCGCGCAGCCAGCTGTCTCGCCACGCAGCGACGAAACCCCGGAACGCTGCCGTCAGCGAGAAGGCCACGACTCGTTATCCCGCGGGCGATTCACACGCTGCGGTGGGCCGTGGTCACAGCACCGAGAACCCGCCCTGCTGCACCTCTTCTTCGGGTGCGACGATGGAGCGAGAGCGCGCCATAATGGCCGCAACGATGCCGTCGATTTTGCCGGCTGCCTTCGCCTTGTTCGGCTTCAGGTTGCCCGCCTCGTCAGCCACCACGACGACGTTGTTCGCGCACCAGCGCAGCACCGGGTTCCCGTTGTGCCGCAGCCTCTTCTTCACGACGGAGACCTCGAAGTCCTTCGTGGGCTCGCTGAGTGACTTGTACCCCTGCCCGCACTCGACGCAGACCGGCCGCTCGCCGTCGGCCTCGAGCACCGCGATGCTCTCCTTCACCAGGTCGTTCACCAGCTTCTGCGAGCCCCACGGGTCGAAGGCGATCTCGCTGATGCGGTACCGCTTCGCGAGCGAGGCGATCTCCGCCTTCACGAAGTCGTAGTCGATGGCATCGCCCGGGGTGAGCGAGAGCCAGCCCTCCCGCGCCCACTGCGCGTAGTAGGTCCGGCCCTTCGCCTCTTCGTCGGCCGCTCGGTTCTCGGGCAGCCAGAAGCGGCAGACGAGCTCGTGGCCGCGCTCGGTCTCGAACTCCAGCACCAGGGCGGTGAGGTCGAGCTTGCTCGAGAGGTCGAGCCCCGCCTTGCACCGCAGCCCCTCGAGCGCCTTCTCGAAGTCGGCCTGCGGCATCGGCGTCGGGTCGCACGCCGCCCACTGCTCAAGGGAGAGCCACGCGGTGCTCTGCTGGCTCCAGATGTTCAGGTGCTTTCGCAGGTACTCGTTCAGCGCCGACGGCAGCGCGCGGGCTTCCTCGGCGCGCTCGCGCAGCCAGGCCGGCTTCACGCTGATGCCCCAGTTCGGGTTCGCCTTCTGCTGGGCGACCTCGCCGAAGTGGTCGTCGCCCTGGTCGGGCGCGGCGATGAACGCGAAGAACGCGTCGTCCTCGAAGATGCCGTCGAGCACCTTCTGCGCGTAGTCGTGCTTCTCCCAGCCGATGGACTCCGGCCGGAACACGCCGGCGGTGGTGATGGCGATCATCAGGGGCTCACGCCGAGCGCCCATGCCCGACTGGATGACGTCCCACATGCCGCGCGTGCGGTGGGCGTGGAGCTCGTCGGCGAGGCCTGCGCTGGGGTTGAGCCCGTCCTGCGTCTCGGAGTCGGAGCCGAGCGGTTTGAAGAACGCGCCGGCGCCGTCGAAGGTGATGGAGTCGGCGAGCACCTTCACGTGCTTCTTGAGCAGCTCGCTCTTGTTGACGGTCTTCCCCGCCTCGAGCCAGAGCAGCCGCGCCTGGTCCTCCTTTGTCGCGAACGAGTAGACCTCGGCGCCCGGCTCCTGGTCGCCCACCATCAGGTAGAGACCGAGGCCCGAGGCGAGCAGGCTGTTGTGGGTGGGAATCATCCCCTCCCCGGCGAGGTACAGGTGACTCGGCGAGTCGACCTCGATGCATCGCACTGGCACCGATGGGACCGGCTCGACCGCGACGATTTGCCGGTTCTTCGAGCGGGCGGATGACTGCCGCCCAGGCGCCTTGAGACGCGCGGACTTCCTCGGCATTCGGAAGACAGGCCAGTCGGAGAACGCCCAGAACTGCACCCGGTACGAAGGGCCGCAGTCGCGACCCTTCAGCATGGCGCGGGCGAACTTCACGGTGGGCTTGAATCCCAGGGAGCGGGCGAGCTCGACGAAGCCGGTGAGCAGCTCGTAGCTGGTGGTGGAGAACTCGCACTGGCCCCTCTTCGAGCAGTGCCCGTCGGTGTCCATCAGCCCACGCAGTAGGTCCATCCGCTGCGCAGTCGAGGCACGCAGGTACTGCGACGGGATGTGCTTGTTGCTCAGGACGCCGAGTTCGCGCAGCTGCACACGCAGGCCGAGGACCCCGAAGAGATTCGGCACGCTTCGTCGCGTGACCTCGTAGTCGGCGCCCGTGAACTGCGACCGCATGAACTCGATATCGCGCTCGCCCTGAGTGATTGCGCCCGAAGCTGAATGCCCGTCTCCGAGCCACGCGCCGAGCACGTAGGGGTCAACCGGCAGCGCGGCCTCGCCGCACTCCAGCGGCCCGCAGACTGGCACGCGGTGGTTCGCTTCGTTCCTTCTTTCGTCGGCCCAGAGGCTCGAGCTCAGCTGCGTGGTCGTCCGAATGTGGCGCTGCCGGTCGGTCGCCTTTGCTCCCAGGCCAGTTCGCGGCAGGCCGGTCACTCGCGAGGTAACGAACCACTCGTGTTCTGCGTCGGCGATGATCGACTCGCCGTCTGAGAACGAGACCCTGAACACTGGCCGATTCCACTCCACTGGAGTTGCGCCCGTGACGCGGCACCGCTTGCCGTGCTCATCGAACACCTCGTCGCCCACCTTCAGGTCAGCCATCGTCGACCAACCGGCAGGCGTCGGAATCGGGGTGTCGAGTGCGAGCGCTTTCCCGTTCTTCCTCGCGACCTCGATGTAGACGGTGCGGAACCGGCGCGTGCCATCGGCCCGCACCCACCCGAAGATGATGCGCAGGATGCGGCGCTGCCACTCTTCGAGGATGAGCGGCTTGCCCGCCCACTCGCCCTTGTGGTGCTTGCAGAACTTCTCGACGAACTGCACCACGCGCTCACCGAGTTGGGGCACGAAGCGGTAGCCCCTGGGGTGACCGCCCGGCTGCTGCGTCAGCGCGAGGTCGCGCTCGTGCCGTTCGAAGCACAGCCGCTCGTAGCGACCGACGGCGCGCGGCACTGCAGTCATTTTGAGCCGCTCACGAGCTCGAGCTTCGGCGCGCCGAGGAAGTCACGCAGCGGATCGCTCTCGGGTTCCTTGCTGCCGACGGGCGCGGCGATCTTCGAGCGGCTCGCAGGCGTCAGCCCGAACTCGCAGCCGTACCGCAGCGCCTGGGCGCGGGCCTCCTTCGCCACGTTGAGCAGCGGGTGCACGTGCAGAGCCCCAGTGGTGGGGTTCTCGATGGTCATCCCGTCGCGCTCAATCTGCTTCTCGGCGCGCTGCGCTCGGTCGACAGCGGTGCAGTAGAGCGCGAGCGCGGTACGGTCGGCGTCGACTAGGAGCTTCGCCTGGTGGAGCAGCTGCGCCACGCGGGCCCATTCCACCTTCGCACCCTTCGTCAGGTACGACGGCGCGGCGGTGTTCACCGTCCCATCACCCGCCAGCGAGACAGGCTCCGCCACCTCGCGCGACTTCTCCAGGGTGCCCCGAGCTCGCTTCACAGCCGTCGGCAGACGGTTGTGCCCGCCTGATCCCTTACCGCCCATGATTTTTACTCTGGTTTTGCTGCGTGCACCCCGCTGAAGG